AATCCTTGCTTCAACCAGTGATAGTCTTCACAGCGAAGATAATTCTCCACTGGGACATGACTAAAAAAGATGAGTGCCAATGATAACATAGGATGAACGCTCCGTTCCGCGATTTACTTGCGTCCTCAGGTATAAGTACCGTCGCAACGACCTTCTACTTTCGATTTAAGATAACCAATAAGGTTATACTTCGATCGACGATCCAAATTGTCATCCATAAGGATTTCAATTCGTTGTTGTAAGAACCTTTCACATGACATGTGCCACCCATAGGGGGAACCGTCTTGATGATGGGCTAAGGTCAAAGCTAACAGTAGAGATACCATTGGATGAACGTGATGTCATACTAACATGACATTACTATTTATACAACTCAAATGTATCAAAAGTTACCGTTTTCTCATCCTAGTCCCTGGTCTTCTTAGGTCGTCCTTCAAGTTCTTCAAAAACTTCAAGTGGTCCCTTGTACCACTGATCGGGTCCAGGCCAATTATACTTGACACTGATTGTGTCGAGTCCCTCCACCTCGGACGGTTCCGTTGTGTATTCTTCTTCCATGGTTTTTTGCTCATCCCACGTTTCCTGCAATTCGTCTATCTGTCTGTCAACACCAGACATCGTTTGTTGTACCTTGCCATCCCAGTACCATTTTTCAACGTAGGAGAACAAGTATTTTAAGATTGTATTCAGGGGTGGTTTCTGTTTAGAGATCCACCCCTTTATCTTTTGGAGTTGTGTCCGCTCCCCACCCCAGTGGTGCTCGAACTCATAGTTCCATGTTGTATCACCTGGGAGTGGTTCAGTACCATACTCCCATGTATCGTAATCTTCCTCGTTGCGAGGATCAGAGTGAGAATCCTGCAAAAGTGCTTGCTCCGACATCCTGTTTAATTCCCCCGACTACATAGGACTCAATCTCAGTTTCCTGAGGAGCGTTCTGCTGCCCTTTGCTATTTAGCCAGTGCTCTGTCCATGGTAACGGATTGTTTTTAGCAGGGACATCATACAGGGGAGCGAGACCAATCGATCTCATGCGACGGTTGGCGATCCACTCCACATACTGAGACAGCAGTCGTTCGTTAAGACCGATCATGCTACCCTCAGTGAACAAGTAGTTCGCCCACTCTTTCTCTTCTTCAACTGCGACAGCAAACATCTGACGAACAGTCTCCTTTTCTTCTGCTGCAATCTGCTGCATCTCAGGATCGTCACCGTCTGCCCACTTCTTCAAGATCTTCTGGGTCAGGACCAGATGCTGTGACTCATCACGGGCGATGAGGGAAATGATCTTTGCGGACCCCTCCATGAGTTTGAGCTCACCAAAAGCAAAAGAGCAAGCAAAAGAAACATAGAAGCGTATTCCTTCCAGGATATTGACATTGGCAACAGCAAGATAAAGTTTACGTTTCAGATCACGAAGTGTCCACTGAGAAGAAGGAGAGTCCTTCCAGTCAGACTGCCACATAGTACCTTGTGCCCAGTCACCTGCTGCTTCAAGGAACTCATCGTATGCTTTGGTCACAGACTCAGCACGCTTGATAATCTTCTCATTATCCAGAGTGGTGTCCAGAACCTCAGAAGGATTGGGGTACACGTTCTTGATGATGTGAGTATAGGAACGAGAATGAATCTGTTCCATGAACTGCCACACACCCATAGCACCTTCCAACTCAGGCAGTGAGCAGTAGGGTGAGAATGCCATGCCAGGTCCACGACCTTGCACAGAGTCCAGAAGGATCTGATACTTTAAGTTAGAAGTATAGATGTGCTTCTGTTGGGTATTCAATGTCTTATAGTCTGCTCTATCCTTTTGGAGAGAGACTTCTTCTGGACGCCAGAAGTAACCAAGTTGTGTCTGAGTTAGTTTGTCAAAGTCAGGATACTTGAACTCTGCATATTGTTGCATCCCAAGAGGTGCTCCGAAAAACATTGGTTGTTTTTTCGTGTCAACCTTCTTGCTGTTGAATACCGTTACTCCCATCTGTGCTCGTGCCGTAGTTTGACTCATAGTATAGAAATGAATTAATCCTTGGGGAACACCCCAAAGATTTACAACACTCCAAGTAGGAATCGAATTCCTCTTGGAGTGCCTTGGATAATGTGATTGTAACTTGTCTAGACATTACATGCGTCGCAGTCTGCTTCGCTTCCTGAATCAATATCAGCAAGCAATGCTTGGAGTTGCTCCTCTACGTTGTCTTCATCCTTCTTGTTGTCGTATGTGTTCTGATAATAAGAAGTCTTCCAACCATACTTGTATGTAGTCAGGAAGTCCTGTGCCATAACCGAGACTGGGATCTCATTGTTGGGGAACTGAGTCGGGTTGTAAGACCAGTTACCAGAGATCGCTTGGTCAAAGAACTTTTGCATAACAGCAACGATCTTAATGTATCCTTCGTTAGAAGGCATGTCCCAGAGTAAGGTGTAGTTGCTCTTCAATGTGTTGTATTGCGGAACAATCTGTTTAAGAGGTCCTTTCTTGGACTTCTTAATGGACAGGAAGTCACGAGGTGGTTCGATTCCATTGGTTGCATTTGACACAACGGAACTGCTTTCGGAAGGCATCTGTGCCGACAGTGTGCTGTGTCGGAGTCCATGCCTCTGGATAGAATCCCGTAGAGAATCCCAATCATACTGATACTCAGGTGCTACGATTTCATCTACCTCCTTCTTATATGTATCGATGGGGAGGATTCCATCATGATACTTAGTACGTGCGAAACCATCACATGGTCCCTTCTCGATAGCAATCTGGTTGGATGCTTTCAGAAGATTGTACTGGAATGATTCTGTCAGTTTGTGTACTTCCTGCCAGGCATTGGGATCTTCATACTTAAAACCTTTCTTGGCAAGGTAGTGTGCCAAACCGATGAAACCGATGCCTAGGGAGCGACGAGAGAGGGTGCTACGGCGTGCTGCGTTGACGGGGTAGTCTTGGTAGTCGATGAGTTCTTCCAGACCACGAACAGCAAGGTCAGCGAGGTCTTCCATCTCATCCAGACTCTTCAACTTACCAACGTTGATAGCAGACAGAATACACAGAGCAATCTCACCTGCCTCTTCATCGATGTGATTGATAGGATCAGTAGGGAGAGTGATCTCCTGACACAGGTTGGACATGTTCACCTTATCCTTGAAGGATGAGTGTGAGTTGCAGTGGTCCAGGTTCATCAGGTAGATACGACCAGTCTCAGATCTCTCTTTCAGAAGGTCGAGGATAAGTGCTTGGGCGTTGACTGTCGTTCTAGGGATTCGATCGTTCTGTTCATAACTACGGTAGAGATCGTCAAAGCTAGGAGTCCCGAAAGCGTCGTAAAGGCCAGGGACATCATGAGGACTGAAAAGTGAAATGTCTCTGTTTTGGATGAAACGCTCATAGAATAGTTTTGAAATCTGGATTGAGTAGTCGAGTTTTCTAACACGGTTGTCCTCCGTTCCTTTATTGTTTTTGAGGACGATGATGTCCTCTATTTCTTGGTGCCAGATTGGGAAGTGGACAGTTGCGCTTCCACCTCGGATGCCATTTTGAGTGCAGCATCTGACAGTGCTCTCAAACTTTTTGAGGAATGGTACAACACCTGTGTGTTGAACCTCGCCGCCCCTGATCTTACTGTTGATGCCACGGATTCGACCTGCGTTGATGCCGATTCCTGCGCGTTGAGCAACATAATAACCGATAGCCATGTCAGAACTAAAAATGCTATCGAGGGTGTCATCAACATCAACAAGCACACAGCTCGCAAATTGTCGAAGTGGAGTTCTAACCCCCGCCATGATAGGTGTGGGAATGTTGATCTTGTGTCTGCTGATTGCGTCGTAGTATCGTCGGACATATTCGATCCTGGTGTCGTGGGGATACTGTGCGAACAGAGTAGCAGCGATCAACATGTACATGAACTGTGGGGTCTCATAGACTTGCCCACTGCTTCTGTCCTGTACCAGATATTTATCTGTGACCTGTCTCAGTCCAGCATATGTAAACAGAAAGTCACGATCGTGATCGATGTAACCATCTAGTTCTTCCCACTCTTCCTCAGAGTAATAGTTCAGGAGATCACCATCATACACACCCCACTCAACACCACGAACCACCTGTTCATATACAGACGGATGATTGTCGGGGTGGTCCCAGTACACAGACTTCCTCAATGAGAAGAGAAGCAGACGTGCAGCAACGTACTGATAGTTCGGAGCATCAAGAGTAATCAGATCGTTAGCAGAACGAATCAAGATCTCTTGAATATCAGCCGTAGCAATACCATCAAAGAATTGCAGGTTAGCATTCATCTCAACCTGACTTTCAGACACACCAGCAAGGTCCTTGCAAGCATGTTCTACCATTACATGAATCTTATCGAGAGTAAGTTCTTCAACTGTGCCGTCTCTCTTTACAACCGTAGTGCTCATACTTGTTTCCAGTCTGTGAATTTTAGTTTGGCTTCTAAACCCGAGTAAGTGTTGTGTTTAATTATATCAGAAGGATTCAATCCTGCCAACACCATATCATTGATGTCCTTTTGTTTTACTTCCCTTGGCCAGATAACCACCTTCTCCTTGCTTCCGATGGCAGCGTCAATCCGCTGCACGATTTGTCGGTTACGCGGTTCGTTGTCGAAGATCCAGACCCTACTTCGATAAGGTAGAGTGCGGTGGTCAACATCGCTACCACACATAGCGACAGAGTTCCTAATGAAAGTGGAGTCGAAGGGTCCTTCGGTGACATAGACAGTTTCCTCAGAGTTGATTTGGTCGCACCCAAATAGTTTCAGGTGATCATCAAAGATTATAGTAACATATCGTAGATTCGACTTTGGTGCCAGAGAGCGACCCTGGCATCCAAACCAAGTACCGTCCTCGCGAAGGAGAGGGATAATAATTCGAGGTCGATCGTTCTGTAAGTTCTCAAAGGTCTGTTTCTGTGTGTTGACCCACCTCTTGAATTTATCGACATAGAAAAACCTACCGAGTTGTTCCTCAGGTATCTGTCTGTCGATCAGGTATTGCTTGGCGGGATGTGCATTATTTAGGTCCGTGATGCATGTAAGACCTGATACATCCTTCTTCGCAAAGTGTGGTTTGCTATCAGGAATGACTGGGTTAGCGGTGACTGTACCCTTACCAGTTCTACCCTGACGATACTTCTCCATCTGGTACTCAGAGTACGTGGTAGGATCGATGTCCTTCAAGAAGTTAGGCAGCGTTCTACCCATGCCACAGTTGTGACACTTGTAGACATAGCGACCCTTCATCTCAAAGAAGTATCCTCGTGCTTTGTTCTTATGCTTCTGTGAGTCACCACAGTATGGACAACGGAAGTTGTAGAGTCCGTTCTTGACCTTCTTAAACTTTTCTAGTCTCCACGACAAGCGGGAGATATACATCTCGTCCAGCATGACCAAGCACTCCACTGCCTGTCAGTTTATCAGGAGATGCCATCTTTGTCCAGATGGGGACTGCCACCTGTGCGATCGTCACGATGGTTGCGAGCACAGCAGTGGCACCAATAACAAACTTAGTATTTCTTTCTACCTTCTTATCTAACTCAATGAACTTATTATCCATGGCCTTAAACATACGATCATCATACTTCTGATGATCTTTAATCATTTCAATAATAGTCATGTTAGTACGCTCACCCTCATCGAGTCTATTCTCATGCCTTTCGAGAACGATGGCAATCTTATTACTGTTGTCAGATATAGTTGTGACAGCCCGTTCCAACTTATCTAACATCTCTTTGGACAAGTCTTCGTAGATATCTAGTTTAGATTCCAGGACTTGAAGTTTACCAAGACCGAATGCCATTTTACTGTGCCTGCAACGCTTGTTGACGTTTATCCCAATAAAATTTTATAACTTGGTTAGGGTAAAGTCTGGTTACCTTAAACTTCTTCGCCACCTCTGGGCGATACATCTTTCTCAATTCAATCTTTACTTGTGCCTCAGACTTGCCATAGAGAATAAAGTCTTGGGCATCATCGTACTGTACTCGGAAGGGGAGGTAGTTTGTAGGACCATGTTCCTGCAACTCCTCAGTCTTCAACATCTCACCGACAGACTTTTCAAAGTGACGCTTCTTTGGTTTCTTACGAGTAAGCTTGGTGATACCTGGTGGTTCATGAGACGGAGGAAGGGCAGTCTCAGCACCAGTACCAACTGAATTAGTAGGAGCGTCTTCGTTGATCACAGTTTGTCCAGAGTATCTTTTATTAGTGTGTCGATAGGAACCATGTCCAGGGTCCCACCGTCAGGATAACGATTCAGATAGATTACAAAGGTCTTCAAAGATGACCAATACTCTCGTTCCAACTTGTACATGAGCAGAGGGAGAGTGCCATCACCAAATACATTGAAGAGAACAATCAAGTGATTCAATATAAGATTGGTTCTAAGAACCCCAGAACTGTGATAGCGTTTAAGTAATCGTTTGAGATACTTAAACTTCTTCATGTCCTCCATGAAGTCGTCCACCGTCACAGACTGAGGGTTCTCGTAGTGCTTGATGGCAAACATCAAGTGGTTATGTTCGTTCAGTTCATCAAATCTCATAGTAAAGTGTAATCAATATTAGGTGCCGAAGGTCAGAGATGCAGCGCCGTCACTGATGACTTCTTCCGTACCACCCGCCGAGGTAATCTTGACGCGATACTTGTAGCCGTCGAGAGAATCATCAGCGAGACCACTGTAAGCAAGAGTTGCGGTCGTGAAGTCTGCATAAGTTACGCCATCGTCAAGAGAAGCAGTGATGTTTACCCAGCGTGTAGTAGCGGTGGCGGTCTGACGTTGCCACTTGTAAACGAGTGTGCCAGGTGTACCAGTTGTGCTGGTAGTGAGGGTGAAGGTGCCAGCACCAGAAGCGGATGTAGAAGCAGCGGGTTGAACGTCAATGATGACTGCCGATGCTACGTCTGCTGCGATGGCGTCATCAGCAAGAGTCTCGTTAGCGTTGATATCAGGATTAGCAAGCACCATCAGATGCTCTGCCTTGTGACGTGTCTTGCCAGATGCGTCAGTGTATGTGCGGTATGCCCACCAACCAGGGGCGGTGATACCACGGGACTTGTTTTCTGCTAGTCCTGCTTCTGTGTCGTCAACAAACACAATCGTCTCGCTGGATGAACCACTACCGTTTCCACGGGTGAGTGCCACCTTGTCACGATCTGCTGTTGCGTCGGTTCTCCCATAAAGAGACATGTTCGCTTACTCCAATTCGGTTCCTATTACTTATTTATAAAAAAATAGAGACCGAACTAGTCGGTCTCAGTGTATCAACCCTCTCGAACTTCGAGAGCTTGCTTGACTTTCTCAAAGAGATCATCATCAGCTGTTGTCTTAGTGAGTTTAACTGCTTTACCTACGATCAGAAGACACAGGTCGATGAGTTTCTCACCGAGTTCTGCATCATCAGGGATCCTAGCAACAGCAGCATCTACAACTTTGTATGCCAGAGGCAAAAGAAAAGATACCATGACCTTATAGAATAGACTATATTCTATATAGGCTTACTTGTACCCTTTTGCCTTACGGTCGTGGTCGATCGTCATCTGCATCATCTTCTGCCTCATACGTTCCTTGGACTTCTCCTTTGCTTTCGAGTCGTCCACCTTGGATCCACAGGATGCTTCGGCAACTGCTTCGGTCTCTTCCTTGCGAACATCATCGCCAGGTTCGTACCACTTACCATCACCATCAGAGTCCTGCCAACGCTTTCCAGCCTTAGCAGCCTTAATGTGCTTCTCTTTGGCTTTCTTCTTGGCGGATTCCCTTAGTCCCTCCACCTCAGAACGTACAAGTTTTCTTAGTGATTCAGACATAAGGTCCTCTTTCTTAGGGTTAATGATGACGTTTCCTTTTTTCTTTGTAGTCGTCACCTCTTTGTTTTGATCAGGTTTCATTCGTTGATTCCTAATTCTACTCGCCAGTTATATGTAGTCTCTTCGCCCATGCGTCTTGCAACGCTACGAGCACCACGGGATACTGCACGGGCAGCACCACCGACGACTTTCTTAATACCTGACTTAATTCTATCGCGCAGTCGTACACGATTCTCGTTGCCACCACCAGAGGTAGAGGACGACGAGGAGTCACCAGGAGACTGAGACTTGGAGACAGAGGAACCACCAGCGGGATTGCTGTCGCCGCCACCAGATCCACTTGCACCACGCTCGTATCCCTTCTTAAAGTTGCTGACACCTGCCTTAGCAGCACGACCAGCAGCACCAGCAGCGTACCCTGCTGCCTTAGCAGCACCAGCACCTACCTTCTTCAAACCAGACTTGACGGCAGATCCAGCAGACTTCAATGCTGCCTTCATCTTCTCGCCACGGCTGCTGCTAGAAGAAGAACCACTACCAAGGCGACTACGTGCCTCAGCACCAGCGTCCTTACCTGTGGTCTGACCTTCGCCAGATGCAGCAGAGTTCTTGTTCTTCAAGCGAGCGGCGTTGACCTTAGCAGGACTGGTGACCTCAGTCAGCAGTTCTACATCATCGATCATGTCCAGTGCTTCGGTGAGATACTCACCATCCAGTTCCATCAGTGCTTCAACACAGATGTCATGGAGTTCTTCAAAGGAGAAAGAATCGAATGCTTCATCAGAGATAACATCTTCGATGAATGCTTCAAACTCTTCCTTCTTCAAATTTGCTTTGCGGTATGTAAGATCAGCACGAGTGCCTTTGTCCATCTTACCCTGAGACTTAGGCTTGGTCTTACCACCTACGTCAGGTTGCATACCAGGGTTTGCTGCCTTGACTCTGCGACCGTGGGTGTATTCAGCACCACTCATCTTAGAATCACCCGACACCATCTTGCCACCCTGCGAGCGGGAGTCAGCATATTGCTTATCGGTCTGACCGTGCTTACCTTTGTAGAGTTCGTCAATCTGCTCTTCTTCTTTCACGCAGTTGTTGACTTCCTTACCACCCTTCATCTTAGTGCCTTGCTTCTTATAACCTTTCCAGCAAGACTTAAATCCATTGTCATCCTTACCGTCCATCTTCTCCACCATCATCTGATGAAGATCTTCGATGTCAATATGTTCACGTTGGAAACTGAGACCGATGTCCTCGGGTGCCTTGGCAGTCCTTTCCCCTTTCTTACCAACAACCGAATAACGACCGTCTGCTTTCTTACCAGTGATGACCATGGACTGACCACCCTGAGTAATAACACGACCAATGTTGCGATCATCCTTAAACTTTTGCTTGTTCTTGGTGATCAGATCTTTCTCGATTGGGAACCCAGCATAACCTTCGACAACCTCTTCATGGGAGTCGATGATGTCTGCTACTGTCAGAACTGCCTCATGCATTCTGGCAGTTGGTGCCTTCTTGCATTCATATACGCAGTTAAGAATAGTTCTTTGCTCTGCCTCAGAAAACCCAAGCAGGGCGGCAGATACCTTGATATCGAGCATTGATCTAGGGGAAAGTATAGTATTATTTATTCTTGATAGACTTTTGGTTCTTGGTGAACTCACTGAACTTCTTAATTTCCTGTCCAGGAGTCATGTTTTGGACCGCCATTCTATATGTATCTGTTCCGACCTTCCAATCATTTCCACTGCCATCGTCAGCAGAATAATTGGTCTGATCCTTGTCGGTATCAGCAGCTTGTGCCCAGGCAGACTGAACACCAGTTCCTGCTGTAATCTCAGTCACATGCTGCAACCATGCACGATGCTCACCAAGATATTGATCCTTAAAGATGATGTAGTTTGGACCGCGATGTACAACTTCACCACGGATGCCGCTGTCATCATGCTCTACGATTGCACCAATCTTAAAGATATGGTTAAGCATGTAGTAGTCGCGGAAGGATTCCAGGTCTAGTTTAGGAGCGTAGTCCCAAACAGATTCTGCAACTGCCTTTGCTTTCTTCTTAGCAGCAGGTTTCTTCTCTTCTTTTTTCGGCGGGACCATACCGTCCAGCACATGCTGCATCATCTCCTTAGACTTCTTGTATCCACCAGTGCCTGCATGGAAGGAGTCATGGTCACCCCCTTGGGCGTGGGATCGCATCTTGGAAGCAGACAAGGTTTCGATAGGATCATCACTATCATCATTTCGAGCGCCAGCAGACTTAATGTTAATTGACTTGAAGTCATAATGCTTACCATTATATTTTTGGGTAAGTTTCTCAAACTCCTTCACACGATCGTCACCCACTACCATAGTAACGTGCTCGTGTCCCTCATCATGGAGGTCACGAAGGATGTCAAAGATGTTTCTATGCGCCTCAGAGTTCTGAATAGCATCCTTATGCTGCTTGAACATACCACGCATATGCTCAATCTTCTGCTCAGGGTGCAAAGGATTCTTCTTGTGGTCCTGAGATCTAGAAGGATAGATACGATAGTTGCCAGAGTCACCAGCGTGTGACTTCACAGCATCCAACAACTTACCATGACCAGCATGGGGTGGGTTGAATCTACCAAAAGTAATGGCAACATGCTTGTCGATTACTTCGTTCTTCTTTGAAGTTGATTTCTTGGCAGCTTGTACTGCTTCGATAATGAACTGACGAAATCTCATTTGCCCCAATCTTTTGCTACGGTGAAGTTTGCCCGAGAGAATTCAAGTCTATCAACAAGTTTGACAGCAGTGCCATCCTTGATGGCCACAAATCCTTCTGGACTCGTGACTCTGTAACCTTTCTCATCTTCTAGGAATGTGCCAACCCCCTCAATCTTTTTGAGACGGTTGATGATCTGTTCTTTCGCGGTGATAAGATTCTTGAATCCTGCCAGCGCACGATAGATCTCAGACTTATTATTATTTAGGTATTTGATTGCCTCCTGCTTCTTCTCATTCCACTTCTCCTTTGCCTTAGGCGTCTTCACACCTGCCTCTTTGAGTGCATAACGAGACTCAACAAACAGTTTGAACTCAACTAACATCTGTTGAGTAGAGGTAGGGATCCTACCTTCCTTGATCTTCTGGTTGAAGAAAATCTTAAACATAGCAGCAGGTTCCATGCCAGTCAGTCTGCCACCGATCTGGTTCAGGAAGTTACGAGACGCCCTGAGGTTCTGCTTAGCGACACGCATACTGTTATTGATCTTGCTCATCTCAGCAGGACTGAGGTTTGCGATGCCGTTGGTGTTCTGGAACTCGGCAGAGAATACTGCCACATCAGAAACACTTTGAAGACCACGAACGTTAGCACCAAAAGATGCCGCCATTTGAGCAAGTGTGGGTCCATTGTATGTTGTGTGGAAGACGATGCCAACCTTAGACTTACCTACCTTAGCACCCATCTCGGTTGCTTTCTCAACGCAGTAAGTAATCGTGTTGGGTTTGAACTTGTAGCACTGCTTACCACCCATGACAGTCAGAGGAGGAGTGTCTGTGTAGAGCAGGTCTCCTTGCAGCACACCAGTGATAGGAAGTTTCGACAGGTAGTCATAGGCAGCGATCAACTTAGGATGCACACCTGTGCCACCGTACCACATGTCAATCTCTTCATGTGAGTAGCAGATCTTAGGTTCAGTCTTGGCGAATACAGACTTAGTGCCGACAAAGAACATGTCAGTCTCAGGGTCGATGCCACAGATGATAGCAGGAGCACCGTCCCACTTCACCGTCACCTTAGTATTACCACCACCTTTACCAGTGGTCAGCATACCTTTGAGTCCTTCTAGGAATTCTAGTGCGTTCTCAGCGCCAGCATAACCGTTGTTGAAGATGTCATCTTCCAGGTGTTCGAGGTGAGTATTCTTGCTCATGGTTGGACTCCGACTTTATCGCGATAAGGGTTGCCGATGGATGACTTCTCTCTCAGGTAATACTCATCGTTAGGTTTGAGGTTGTTCTTCAAGTGGTTCTCCATGTAGAAGACAGGCATTCCTCTGTTCGTTGCGAACTTGTAGTAGGTCACCTCCTGCATCACGAAGTTCTGAATCACGTTACGGTAGACCAGAGCACCCTCCTTGCTGATCTTACGAAGTGCCATCTGGCAGATGAGAGATGCGATACCAACCTTTCCACTGCTGTGCTTGGGTGCTTCCCAGTAGTCCTTGGCATCAGTATAGTACATGTCTGCCAGCTCCAACCACCAGGCTTGTGCCGCTTTGACATCTGACTCCTCTGGGTCACCACCTTTAATCATCTTATCAATGTTGGTCACCACGTTACGTGGTAGTTTACTTTTGAGAGTAGTGTCTTTGGCGATAACTTCTAGTGCCAAGAACGATCCTTGCTTGACTTTATTGTCGGCCAAGACTTGTAGGATCTTAAACTCAACAGTCTTCTTATAATCTTTAACCCACTTAGATGTTTTCTTCTTGTCAAGCAGACTGATAATGTCTTGTGGTTTGACAACGTTAGTAGTCTTGCTGATCTTCTTCACTGAGAAAGGATACTCTCTATCCTCATCGTCATAAATCATGAAGTCAATCAATGGTTCATTACCAGCACCAGGAAGAAAGACCTGTGCATTCTTCTTGGTTAGTTTTCCATACCCTAATTTGTCAAGTTCAGCAGCACCACGTTCTAGGACACATAGAGGTGCAGTGATCTCAGAGAAGTCCTTCTCAATGTTATTCATGATGTCGATATACTCAGACGCTGCTAGGTCTGCGTACGCTTTGACTAGTTCTTTCTTCTCAGTAGCACCATGATGCATACAGAACTCAGTCAGTTCTTTCAAGTATTCTTTGATGACCAGTTGTAGATCATCACGCTTCTCAATAGCAGCAAGAACCTTCTTATAGTAAGTTTCAAATGACATCTTAGTGTCCAAGGGAATGTCAAACTCCTGAGGTTTTAACTCAGGCATCTTCTTCTTCCCTGTGGCAGACCTGGGTTTACCCAGCATGGGGGTGGAGATCCACCCCGTCTTGTCATTGTCATAGATGACTTCTATTCTAGCCTGGTAACTGTTGCCACTGATGGGTTTCACATGAACCCCACTTCCTTTGGCAACAGTCCCTACGTTCTTTGTACTCTTGGCACCATCATATACTGGGATATCTTTCTTGGCAAGAATCTCAAATCCTTTCATGTAGTGACGCTTGTAGTCATCCCATGCTTCTTTAATCGATCTTGCCATCTTTTAGGCACTGATTATCCAAACTATTTAGGTAATCTTGCTCCACTTGGTAAGGTATTTGTATCTCAGTGCTTGAAGGTGCCACGCTTGTGCTAGGCTCTTCGGTCCCTCTTTCAACAACTGGATTTCTAATTCTGAGAGTTGGAAGGTGGGGCACGCTAGAAGGTCCCTCTTCCACTGTTGGTTGTCTGTTGAGCTCATCTTCTTAGGTAATCTTGCTCCACTTGGTAAGGTTTTTCCTGTCTCGACCAGAATTTATAACCCTGTATGATCTCTGGTAGCAACCACTGGTCCACTCGGTAGCACTGCTGCCAGTTGACAGGTTGAACACAACCAACAACTACAACAGCAAAGAATGCTCGCAAGTGGATCCAGAGGGAGAGCATCAGATGTCACCCTCAACACGGTTCTCAGACTCTTCGATAGAGAAACTACCATCAGCATAGCGGGCAGCAAGTTTCAGAGAGTTGATGTAGAGAACATGATCCAATGTAACACCCAGAGCAAGACATGCCTGTGCAGCATACCACATCACATCACCAAGTTCTTTGACCAGGTGTTCCTTGTTAGCATCGTTCCAGGGTTTGCCTTGGAACTTCAACTTCTTGACGATCTCCATGAACTCACCAGACTCAGCGGAGAGACCAGCAGCAGCAGTATCGAGACGTGCAATGTTGCAACCATCTTCATGCAGAGCACGGAGACGCTCAATGTACTTTGCTTGATCCTTGCTAGGTTCAGAGCAAGTAGTATCAGCAAAATCCAGATACTTGTCAAGGTCAACACGGAAACGTTCTTCCTTCTTGCCTGCCTTCGCTGCTTTCTCTGCTTCCTTCTCTCTGATCTTCTCGGCAGTCACCCAGGCATTAAAACCTTTCTTGTTGATGAAATCCTCAGGAGTCTTGGGAGTATCCTGCTGCATGTCATTCAACGTCTTGTTCATATCCTCTTTGAGGTCCTCAGCTTTGTTGTTGAGTTCCTCTGCCGCCTTTGCTTGGCGATCAGTTTCGTTGAAGTTTACGTTAGTAGCACCAGAGGGGAAGGTACGTTTGTTCTTTTCAGTAGTCATACTTGCCAGGAGTCAAATTTACTAGTGGGTTTAGTCTCAATGATATTGTCATCGATGTCTTGACCAGAGTCGATGATGTTGTCTTGGGCAGACTGATGACAATCATACAGTCTCATCTTCGCTCTGTCAATACCTATCACGAACCTCTTGTTCATGGTCGGGTCATTGTATCTATTCTTCAACTGCTTGACCATAATCTGCCCTGCTGCTTCCATATCCTCAGTGGAAATCAAAGCAACCATCAGGTCAGCAGTTGCAGGTAGACCGAAGGACTCACTGGTATCAGTGATCTCTACGTCAGAGTTACCATAACCAGAGCGAGTGGTCTGAGTAGCAGACACGATAGGAACATTAGATTCAACAGCGAGACCACGCAGTTCTTCTGCAATAGACTTGATGAATGTGTAGGAGTTGACCACAGCATTCTTGTATCGTGCAGATGCACAGATGTTCAGATAGTCAATGAAGATAATGTCAGGAGCAAACCCACGCTTCATGCTCAGTTCGTTCAACAGAGATTTGAAGTGGTTGACGTGAGCAGAAGCAGTAGGGTACTCCTTGATCACCAGACGACCTTTGGTCTTGCTGTTGACTTTATCTACCTTGTTCCTGAACTGCTGTTTGGTGAATAGAGGATCGGAGAGTTGTTTGATTGGTACGTCGAGGAGGTTTGCGTCAATTCGCTCAGCAATTTTCTCCTCTGCCATTTCAAGTGTGATGTAGAGAACGTTCCTTCCCTGCATGAGACAGGCGCTAGCCATGTGGCACATGAATAGACTTTTCCCGACACCCGTACCAGCAAGAGCGATGTTGAGAGTCTTACTAGGGAGACCACCTTTCGTGATCTTGTTAAAGTATTCAAGATCAAACGGAATCTTGTCTTCTTGTTTGTGGTAGAAGTCGTAGCGGTCATCTGCGTCTAGTAAGTAATCGTGTCCAACAGTATCATCAAAGCATGTCCCCAATGCCTCACTCATGATGTGAGGGATGGCATCTTTGGATCGGGTCTTGTCTTGCCCATCAGCAATCTTGATGGACTCCATCAGGGCAAGATAGATCGCACGTTCTTTACACCACTTCTCAGTAGTGTCCATCAACCACTCATCGTTATACTGAGTGTCATCAATCTTGTTATCAAGGAAGTCTTCAATCTCCTTGACGACCTCTGCACTCAGGTCTCTCCTCTTCTCGATCTCAATTTTGAGAGCGGTAGTTTCAGGAGCAGTATTGTACTCTGTTACATACTCATTGATCTCATTGAAGAGGATCTGATGAGGAACAGTATCGAAGTATTCATCTTTAAGGAAGGGCAAGACTGATCGGAGGTATGTTTCCTCGGTGATCAGTTTGCTCAACGCAATTTCTTCGATCTTTTGCATTAGAGATAATGTAGGTAGGTGCCAATGATGTATTTGTTCTCAGACAGGGGTGGTAACCCTGCATGAGGGAAGGTCCAGGTCGGTGGGAACAGCAGGCAGGTGCCTGCTTTGGGCTTGACCTTCATGCCCAACTTAGTAAACCACGTTTCTCCACCGTTGTCAACGTCATTCAAGTAGAAGAAGAGAGCAAGGAAGCGACGGGCACTGCTGTGGTCACCCACATCAACATGAGGATCAAAGCGATCCTCATCAGCAGCGACATACTTCTTCAATCGAATCTGTTCCAGGGCATTCTCTGCTGGCCAGTGATCACTACACCCAACCTCTTCCATGTACCTGTTAGATACTTCCTTGATTGATTCGATCAGTCGGTTGTGAACTTTACTCCACATAGAACTAGGGTTCTTCTCAGCATACTCAGTCACGTTGAACTGATGGAACTGAGGACGACCCTGCCTGTCCCAGTATTCATAGTCGATGTCACGCTGCATGTCCATGATGTTCTTGATAACGTTATCATCAAGAATGTCATCATAGACTTTAATGTACTCTTTAAGATCCATAAGTGAACTCCTTCTCTGCTGCCTTGTCAAGTTGATTCATGATTTCGGGGGTGAAGTATTTCTCGGGATCAGCGAGAATAGACTTAGGAAAAAGATTAGATTCACCAATCTTGTAGCGATTGCCGATCCGCTCGAAGACTCCGTGCTTCTCACCCAGTTCCAGTAGTCCGTAATACTTATCCAGTCCACGCTCGTCATAGAACAACCTCGTTTCTACCTTGACATTCTCTTTGGTGAATCGAGACTTCTTGGTCTCGCACTTGATGATGTTACCCACCACCTGTGTACCGTCCTTCTCCTTTGACTTGCTCAGATAGATGATAGTCGATGCAGCGTATTTCAGTCCACTACCACCACCCATTTCTTTCATTGGCACATAGGCACCCACCACATCATAGGTGTGGTTGGTCACGATCATGGGGATGTTTGCCTTGCCCAGTTTCAGGGTCAGCACACGGAAGATAGACTTGACCACCTGAGCACGGGTCATATCACGAGTGTCCTTACCTGCCTCGGTGTCTTCCACTTCCTTAGAGGTGGACAGCATACCCAAAGAGTCCAGGCAGAACATCAGAGGTTTACGTTCTGATTCTTTCTGTGCCAGATACTTATCAACAATCTTGATCGCTTGCTGACGGAACTCCTGCACAGTGACGACAGGAACGATGATCATACGAGTGGAATCGATACCACGACTCTCAATCATATCCTTACTAATGGCAGACTCACTCTCAAAATAAATGCATCCAGCATCAGGATCAGAATCAAGGAAATGACGAACGATGCTGAGAGTATAATAAGTCTTACCAGTGCTGCTTTCTCCTGCGATAGCAGTAACCTTGTTGGAAGGAATACCTCCATAGATCGAACCACTAACCACGGCATTAAAGAGATAGCACCCAGTATCAATGAAAGATGTAACATCGCCAGCAGCAACACCCTCACTGACGACACCAGCATACTCATTGCCGATCTCCTTTACTACATCATTTAGGAAACTCATCCGAATAGAAACTCCAACGTGTGTACTTTTTCTGGTGTCCAACCAATGGCGTCAAGGACAACCCTGACGGGACTAAGGAAACTCTTCTCAAACTGCTGATCATAATCAACAGAACCATGGACGCCGAACTCCTTGGGTAGAGTCTGGAAGAACGAGACTACGTTCTCACCAATCCTGTTTGGTTTCCTGAGGTAGATGAACTTGATCTTTTCTCCCTCTTGGATGAGGGGATACTTGTGAGCAAGTTTCAACTTCTTGACGTAGTAATTATACAACAAACTACCACGTACGTGCATGGGACATCCCTTACCATAGATGTGACTAGGGGACGAGAACTTACCAAGGTTGTTACAACTGCGTGGGAAAGCAATGTCTTCCAGGGGAAGACTCTCGAACTCCTTACGGAACTTGGCGATGTATCTCTGCACCTCGTCTTCCGTACCATTCATAACCACTTTGAGTGCATCTTTAATAGCACCACGACAGGGAGCAGGAGTCGATGACTTCACTGCTTCAATACCCATGATCTTCAACTTGGGTTTCTCATAACGCACACCCTCACTGTCCCAAACGTTGAGGATGTATCTCTTCTTAGCAGTCCAAACACCACGGTCAGCGATGTTCTCCCGCTTCATTTGCATTTTCTGGTCGTACGCAGAAACGTACGTTGCCAACTCTTGATATGAACGTTCAATAAAAGGTTCCAGTTTCTCGTGGCAGATCTTATCAAGTAGTCCGACAACCGCTGCTTTATCGCCAGACTTATCACTAAGAAATTTAGTAACAAGAGGTCCAAGATTAAGATAGATTGAATCAGTATCTGATGCGATGACATAATCCACCTCCTCTGTTTGCAAAATCTTATTTAGGTAATCGTTGATTTTGTTCTCGATCCAACGAATCGAGACTTGACCTGAGAGAGTGATCGCCTCAGCGTTTGCCAGATTGTAGTATCGGAAGTATTGGTTTCCGATGGCACCATAGGCAGAGTTAAGTTGGATCTTTCGTGCCATCTGGATGTTATTGAACCTTGCGACATCTTTTTGAAGTGATGTGGTCTCAGATGCTGTCTTGGAATGTTCCAAGGACTGTTTGGCGGCAAGCATCTTCTTCTTATAAATGGATCGGTCATCGTAAATACGTTGCATCATTTCAGGTAGGAACCCGTGGATGTCCTTACGATACTGAGCACCGTTGGCACACACGGCAAACACCCCGTCAATCTCCACCTCTTTGTCTAGCAGTTTATCAACAGTCACCGTAGGGTGACGCCTCTCCACCAGGGTCTCTGGGGAGATGTTGTACTGCATAATCAGGTGGGGATACAGGGAGTTAAGGTCAAAGGATACCACCCAGTCATATCCTCCTGGGATAGGTTCCTTGACATATGCACCAGCATACTGATCGTTCTTGCTGCTGCTGATCTTCGGGGGCACAACAATGTTGCGCTGCTTCAAGTCATTGTAGATGAGGGTGTCCCACATCCTGACCTGAGAATACACATCAGTAAGGTTAACCTTAGCGTCATAGGCAAGAGTGAGTGCCAACTCAATCAGTTTCATCTTGTCTTCCAGACGGTCAACAAGTTCCACGTCAACGATGTTGTACTCAACAAACTTCTGCCAGTCCTTGGTATAGAACTCTTTGAAGTTTTCATACTCACTGTGGTCGATCTTCGCCTGACCCAGTTCTACATTTGCAATGTGATCCAGACGATAAGATTCCTGAGCAGAGTATGTAAACTTCTTGTAGAGATCAAGGTAGTCGAGGATAGCAACACCACTAATCTCGTAAGAGATATGCTTACGACCATGAATCTCAATCTCACGTTCGAGCACACGGTTCCAAGGGGAGAGGGACTTCTTCCACTTCTCCCCAAGCACCCTTTCAAGACGACGGCAGATGTAAGGAATATCATACAGGTTGCAGTTCCAACCAGTGATGATGTCAGGCGTATGGTTGATCCACCAGGAGTGAAAGTCTTCCAGCATCTCCTGTTCCTTCCAGAAGACACGATACTCCGTGCCTGCTGGTTCAAACTCCCTAGTACCCCAAGTTATCACCTCCTTGGTGGCGAGATTCTTAACGGTGATGCAAAGCATCTCTTCCTGGCAAGCCTCTACTGAGGGGAAACCGTTGTCACAACCCACTTCGATGTCGATCGTATAGATCTTCATCTGGGACATATCAAACCGAATCTCATCGGGGAATTTGTCTGCGATGAACTGATAGATGAACCTATCATACCCATGCACTTCCATACCATCGACTGCTTCGTACTGTTCAATGAACTTACGAGCATCTCTTGCCCCGTCGAATTTCTTCGGGTGGGCATAGCGACCATCAAGAGTCCTGAACTTGGACTCCTTCTGCTGGTTCTGTGGTACAAAGTATAGGGTAGGACGAATCTTCTCTCTGTATTGAACAGGTTCTCCGTGCTCGTAACCCCGATAAAGGATGTCGTCACCGAGAAGAAGTACGTCCGTGTAAAATTTCATCAAGTCATCGCCTTGTAACTGTCTGCCAAGTCAGCAGACGGATCAAGTATAGTAAAGATGAGGTCGGAAGTCAAGAAGAGATCGCGTTGATCTGTGTGTAGAGGGAACTTGGTAAGACTACCGTCTTCATGCACACGTACACACTTCTCAATCAGGATCGACGGTTCCTCGTCCAGTTCCGTCATCGTCCCCATCAGGTACAGACTCGGATCGTTCTTCAACAACATCAATTTCAGCATTTTTCGCAGTAAGTTCTTGGTACTTGGACACTACATTCGGTAAGGGAGTGTAGATGAATGACACTGAGGGCAGTGGCACATAGATAAAAGGAGAAGCAGAGAACGGTACGAACGCTTGGAACTCTACTTCAACGTCGTCGAGAGTAGTTGGTTCCTTATCGTAGGAAGGTTCTTCAAACAAGTTCTGTGCAGGTGCCTGAATCACCATGGTGTAAGGCATCTCCAACTTGTATGCGAGAGGTGGTTGGTCTTCACCTTGACGCATCTCAAATACATTAGCGATTACGTCCTCGCCGTTTTGCATTCTTACGATTCTTACGGTCATAGTCTTTTTGCATCAGGATTTCATAAGTGTACTTTACCATGTCGGTGAAAGCACGTCGAGCAGAAACATTCTTCTCCTCTGCCAGGATGTGAACATACTGCATAAACATATCCATCTCTTCGGGTGGGATGTCTAGCGTTAGTGTCTCACTTTTTTCTGCGTACGGTGGACACAGATTAACATACATGTTCATGGATTCCTCCAAATAAAAAGAGACCCAGGGGGGTCTCTTTACTTGTGTACTATATATCAATCTCGGTTGACTATTCTTTCACAAGTGCTCATGTTTTTTCGGCAGAATGCATGAACATAACTGTTCACATCTGTATTCATAGTGTAATGAGCGTGAGTATGTACCAGTTCAATCACCGCTAAGCACCCGACACACAGAGCTATTAAGTGGCATATAGGACTTGCAGCACAGCATGTCAGGTTCTTTTTAAGGTCCATCAGAACTTATACTTGGTGCCGATCTCAACTTTCCAGTCAGTCTTGTCAGAAAGATTGATGAACTCTGCCTTTGCTTTGGCAGACAGTTTCTCGGTCAGTGCGATAGCAGTGCCGAGTTCAGCAGCAGTGAAACCCGCAGAAGAACCACCGTCAGGAGTCTTGGCACCAGCGCCAAGTTCAACATAGGGTTTCAGGGCACCGACTTTCCAGTCGTAACCAAGACGTGCTTGATTTACTGCTTCTTTATAAGACTCGTCGCTGAATTTGAATTCAGATTTCGTGGACACGTAGGGTCCTGCAAGGGCAGGTGCTGCGATCATGGGCAGTGCCAGAGCAGCAAGAGCGATTGCTTTCATGGGAAATTTCCTTTGAGTAGGGTTTACTTGTCTCATTAAAAAAGACCTCTGTATTCTAGCAGAGGTCCGTATATTTAGAGTTAACAGTAGGTTAATCTTGATCTCCTGACCCAATCTCGTAGAGTTTGAGTTTCTGGTGGTCTGGAATAATCTTCCGTAAGTTTACCACAAGCATTCCGTTCCTGAAATCTACTGTTGTGACTTCCACATCATCGGATAGATTGAATCCTCTGGCGAAGGTTCGGGTGGCAACCCCGCGATGCATGTACTCCTCTTCACCCTTGTTCTTCGCCGCCTTAGACCTGACCAGGAGGACGTTACTCTCAGTAGAGACTTCAATTTCGTCCTTGTCCCAGCCAGCAAGTGCCATCTCAATCCTCCACTTGATCTCGGATTCCTTCACGAGATTATAAGGGGGATATGCATCATTGACTGACCCCATTCCATAGGAATGTAGTCTATAAAAAATGTCATCTAGTCCGACGCTGTATCTTTCAGCAGCATCCACCACGGCATTAAGATCTTTCGTGGTGAGTTTCCTCAGTCCAGTCATTGTACTTCTCCTAGTAAGCGAGATTAGATTGTGTGGTCCCCGAAGGCAACCATACTTATTTAGAGATATAGGGTCAAACTTTAATAACGGAGAACCGTATTCAAACTTACGGTTTTCCTCAGTCACATTTCATGAACATGTCGTTTTACTAAATAGCTATGGATCCAAATCTATGAGATGGCATGAAAAAACTCTTACCTCTCGCAATGATTCTGATGACCGCAAGTGCAGCGAATGCAGGCGGACTTGTTACTAAACATGCATCTAGCACTCAACTTACTGTTGATGCTGCTCGTTCTACCGCTGTAAGAATCGGTGGAAGTTATTCTGCTGCTGGTTCTAACATCACGGCAGGCACGATGGGTGGTGCTACCTCTGGTGCTGGCACATACACTGTTACCACATCTGGACAAGATTGGTCTTTGACTGAATCGTATAACGCAGCAGATTCTGTCCCCGCATCCGCTGTTAATGTGGGAGACATCCCTAACTTCGGCAACACCACTTCCTATGCTGCTGGCACTGCTGGTTCTCTGGCAGGTACGATTGACAGAAGTCATGCTATTACGCTGACTGCTGGTGGAGCAGGTTCATCTGCTACAGGACAGTTCGTTACCGAGATCACTGTTATCGACTGAGGTATATTATGGATCGTTTGAAAGAAGCAATCGGTCTTGGTTTAATTTTAGGTGCTTTTCATGGGGCTGCTCAGGCAGTCCCAGTGGTCCCCAACTTCACCCAGGGGTCGATGACCAGCCACACAGAGACGACACAAAAAATTACAGAGACCATCAACTCGATGGACTACAACACTGGATATCAGTATTCAGTAACAGGGAGTGGAATTACAGCATCAGGGGCATTACAACCAGGCACTGGTGCTAACAATGTAACTATAGACGGCGTGACTTCAACATGGACAGGAATCAATACAAGACCAAACTTCACACAGACGACTCCAGGAGGAGCGTTTCAGTTCACAGAAACTTATTCGGGTCCTGGTTTAAGCAATCAAACAATTATTCAAAGGACCACAGAAGTTACAAGTATCACAGACAC